AAGAAATCAACCAGTTCTTTCTTGGTTACATCGGAAGAAGCCCAAACTTCCTCAGAATTGTAAATTTTATCAATACAAGAAACAATCAAATCAAATGATTGATCCATATTATTTGTATTAGCAGAAAAATCAAAATTGCTCTTAATAAACTGTTCAAGTGATGGATACTTCATTTCCATCATCAAATTATCATCAATTTTGATTTGATTTGTGTGCTCATCATTTCTTTTAATTTCAATTTCATCAATTGCAATTTCTTTTTTTACAGTTGTATCATTATCATCTGGGCAAATTAGATTGACCTCAATTACTTCCCCAACCGATTTTCCACGAATATTCAAAAACAAGTATTCAATATCAAATGTAGGAAGTGCTTCTACTTTAACTCCCCTAGTTTGAATGCAGTTTTTAATAACTGTTTTAATTGCAGTTGTAATTTCTTTTGTATCCTCACTTTCCAAAGCAAGAACTAAAAGTTTTTCTTCTCTAACTAGAAATGGTCTATACTTAATGTTTTGACCAGTTGAAGGTAATTCCAACTCATATGTTGGTGTAGAAATCTTTGGTAAAGGCATAATGTCCTATAGATGTTTCAGGTGTTTTATTTATTGTAGTTATTAAAAGATATTGAAAGAATTTCTTATATTTTGTTCATCACGTATTAGGTCCAAATCCTGTTGAGGAATTGAACTGTCAGGATTCAATCTTGGTCTATTTGTATTTGTAGTGAATGGATTATCTACCAGATTTTGAGCAGCAGTATTGAGAGTTGGTGCATCTGAGAGTGAGAAATTTGCATCCTGCTCAAAAACTGGTAGATCCTCAGTATAATCAAAATAACTTGAATTTGCAGCAGCTTGTTCTGATGGACTTGTTGATGGTGCTGGACCAACTCTTGCAGTTGCTGTATATGGACTAAATCTACTTTTAACCACGTATCTAGTATATGAGAATGATACAGTTACTTTTAATAAATCACTTTGTTCATAAGAAATTGGTGTTGATGCAATATTAATTGGAAAAGCGTCTATAAAGTTATATCCTATTTTATATTTTGGTGCCGATTTTGTAATATCCTTTTCAAATTTTAAAAGTCTAATTCTTGTTTTATATGACTTTGGATAAGTCATTCTATAAAAAGTTGTTGGGTCAGTGTACTCATCTTGACCAAAGTAATTTCCTTCGCCAACAATAAAACTCATCCATCCTAAAAAATATTTAAGAGTGTTGTATCTATAATCAACATAAAAAGTCAAATCAATTGTATCGTCATATATTCTACGATATGCCATTTTTTCACTTGTTCCATGATAATCATTATTGACTTCATGTGTTGCTAAACTAGATCCAGGAAGACTTGCTTCACAACAAGCCAAATTAATAGCCTCCTGATCCTTTGGTAAATTAACTCCAACAAAATTATTAATATTTCGTTTAGTCAAAATTTCAACAGCATATACTGAAGTTTGTGCTGGATGCAATAACTTTTGCTTAATCTCTGACACCTTATAATGTCTAGCTAATGGCATAGCACTAAAATAAATACCTTTACTTATATATTATGTAGTAAGGCAATGAGAGATAAGTATCATCAAGGAAAATTTCATCCACAGAATCCAGAAAAATATAAAGGTGATGTAAGAAATATTATATACAGAAGTTCTTGGGAACTTCGTTTTATGAGATATTGTGATAGGAAAGTTAATATTTTAGAATGGGGAAGTGAAGAATTTTTTATTCCTTATGTTTCTCCAGTTGATGGTAGAGTTCACAAATATTTTCCAGATTTTTTTGTAAAGATACAAGAAAGAAGTGGTGCAATAAAAAAATATGTAATTGAAGTTAAACCAAAGAGTCAAACAAAAAGACCGATTAAAACTCCAAGAAAAAGAAACAAAACCTTTATTACAGAAGCACTAACATATGAAAAAAATGTTGCTAAGTGGAAAGCAGCAACAGAATGGTGCAAAGATCGTATGTTAGAATTCAAAATCATAACAGAAGATGAATTGGGCCTATAAATATAAATAAAGAACTTGCAAGTCATAATGACTAGTATAAGAAGTGTAAAAAAAATTGATAGTTCCCTTGCGAGTAGGGAGGAATTCTAATGCCATTCTGGAATGTAACTAGTACAACATTAGAAAATGGAGTGACTTATGTTGGGGGCACAAGTGCATATAAAGATGATAATGGTAAAAATAAATTAACAACAATAACTGCAAATAATACAACTGGTTATGTTCCAGTTGTTCCGGGTGCAACGGCAACTATTAGGGATAATCCACCAGGATTAAAGGGTCTTAGTTATGCCGTTCAAACTGATGGAAAAATAACGTACCAATACACAGATCCATCTGGCGGAACAAGACAATTTAATAGTATTCAAGATTTGGCAAATGCACAAATTACTGGTTATAACGCAAATACTACATTATTGATTAAAAATGGGATGCAATCCAACTTGAAGCAATTGGCAGAAAATGCCAATGTTGGTCCATCTACAGCAACAACACAAGGGCAACCAGGTGCCGATTCAAATCCTCAAAATGGTTCAACTTCTACTCCAAATACAGGAGATCCGAATAATCAGGGAAATGCTGCAAATACTGATATTGGAAGTAGAATAAACAATTATAATAGCAGATTTGCCGAAAAAGATAAAACTCTGATATATCCAATAAATCGAAAAAATGCAAATGGTGGAGATTTTATTAAATTTGAAATTTTAAGTTATCAAAAATCTGGTTTGGGAAATTCTGCCACAGCAGCAAGAGGACAAGTCACTCTTCCAGGAATGGAATATAGAACTAGAAATCTTTTAGGTTCAATATATCTTCCCATTCAATCGGGAATTGTTGAGGGTATGTCCGTTGATTGGGGTGGTGGAGAACTAAATCCAATCACTGCAGCATTTGCAAACTCTGCATATAATACAATTGGGTCTGCAGCAGAAGGTGATCTTGGAAAGTTTTTTGGTTCATTTAGTGGTAGTGCTGCTGAACTACAACAACTTTATAAAAGCGCCACACCCGAATTAAAATTAATGCTTCAAAATTATTTCGTTGAACAGGCAGTTAAAACAAATGGTCTTTTATCAAGAACTGTTGGTGGAGCAATTAATAATAACTTAGAACTTCTTTTCAATGGTCCTATGTTAAGAAGTTTTACATTCAGCTTCAAATTAACACCAAGAGAGCAAAGAGAAGCACTTGTTATAAGAGATATAATTAGGTGGTTTAAAAAGAGTATGGCACCAAGTTTATCAAACTCTCAATTATTCTTATTGGCACCAAATGTCTTCAAAATATCTTATGTTTATACAGGTGATGGATCTCAAAATAATGGTAATCACCCATATCTAAATAGAATTAAAGTCGCTGCATTGAGAGATATTGCTGTAAATTACACTCCAGACGGCAATTATATGACATATCAAGATGGATCAATGACTCAGTATGAATTAAATTTGACATTTGGAGAAATTGATCCAGTTTACGAAAATGATTATGAATTTGATGAAGGTTTAGTAGGAACTGGATGGTAAAAAATGTCACTTTACTTTAGAAACATACCAAATTTAGAGTATATTAGTAGAGATGATAGATCAATCTCAGAATATACAAAAACAAAAAACCTTTTCACAAGAGGTAAAATAAGAGAAGATATATTCGGTGATCTTACCTATTTTACAAGATATGAAATTATAGGAGATGAAAGACCAGATAATATAGCACTCAAAGTCTATAATGATGAAACATTAGATTGGGTGGTTATGTTATCAAATAATATTTTAAATCTCTATGATGAATGGCCTTTAACACAAGAATCTTTTGATTCTTATTTAATTGAAAAATATGGATCTTATAATATGCTAAATGCAACTCATCATTATGAAACTAAAGAAATTAGGGATTCTTTAGGAAAATTAATTTTAAAAAGTGGATTAATTGTTCCAAAAAACTTTATATTAGAATATTATGATCCTGGAAAACTTCAAATATCCAATGTTTCTGGATTTAATGTTTACAATGAAATATCAAATTATGAGTACGAAGAAAGAATAGAAAATAAAAAAAGAAATATTTTTCTACTGAAAGAAAATTATTTGTCTTTAATTTTAGATGATGTAGAAACAAAGTTAAAATATAAAAAGGGTAGTACCCAATATATTGGGCCTACCCTTAAAAGAGTTGATAATATCAGATTATATAATAATTAATCAATCATCAACCAGTTTTTTAAAGTAACTCATTGCATCATCTTCATCTTCATCATCCTGGTGAGATTTGGGAAGACTGTTGATTTCTTCACGAAGTTCTGGAGTGAGTGACTTACTCTTATTGTAAGATTCTTCCAATTCTTTCAACACATCTTCCTCACGGTTCTTGGGTTGAGAATAAGATTCCAGTGCATCTTCTTGTTCATAAGTAGATGCTTTTGGAGCAACTTTTCCAATACCAAGAACATAATTCAGACGCTTTTCAAGTTCCTCATAGGTCTTGAATTGATCGGGAGCAGCAAGGGCAGCAAGAGAATACTGCTTTTTCCAGATTGTCTCTAGAGCATCGTCATCATCAAACAGAGCACTAGAACGATCAAATTCAGACTTATCATAGTTCCAGTAACCTTCAACCTTACGAATCTTCAAGCGGAAGTTTGCACCAGACCAGAAGTCGAAAGGATTGATTGGATCTTCATCATCAAACTCTGGTTGCATAGCATTCATAATCTTATCAAAGATCTTCTTACCATACTTAAAGAGGAAGACTTTACCTTCGTTCTGAGGATTTGCGGGATCCTTTACAACATAAATGTTGGAGTAATAAGAAAGTTTACGCTTCTGCTTACGAACAGTCTCCTTATCCTTATCATTACCGCTGTTCCAAAGAGTACGATTATACTCAGTTACAGGGTCTTTCTGACCAAGAGTAGTCAGAGAGTTTTCGATATACCAACCACCATTTCCTTGGAATCCATGAGAAAAGATTTTTGCCCAAGGAAGATCTTCACCTTCTGGAGCAGGAAGGAAACGAATAATTGCGGAACCAACACCGCTCTTATCCATTTCAGGTTTCCAAAAACGGTCATCTGCGCTGCTAGGACCGTTGTTCATCTTTTCAACTTCTTTCACCAGTTTGTTGGTGAGAGAACCCAGTTTGGACTGCTTCTTAAGACTTTCGAATGACATTTTTTTACCTCGTATTTGTTAGTATTTGGCCTGTGGGGTTTGCTTTGGTGCGGATTCCCTAGCCGCTTGCTTATAATAGCACGGACCTCAGTCCTGGTCAATAGCCTTTTTCATTGTATCAATGAGTCTTGTCATATTACTAAAAATCATATTGATGTCAGAAGTTTTTGGAATTCCCATTGCTTCAGCAGATTCTAAAACTTTTGCTTTCATCTCCCTTGCTTCTGGATCTTCTGATAAACTCATTCTAGTATACAGAATTTGTTGTTTTTCGAGAAGTTTTTGTAACAAATCAACGTGTTGAAGTTTTTCTTCTTTATTCATCATAAAGAACTTATATACATTGTGATATATTTCTTCCTGAAGTTCGGAAATTTCTGCCATTTCTGCTCTTACAACTTCTGATTCGAAGAAGCTCACAATATTGCCTCCTTTAATAGTTTTTTGAACTTAAATATATCAATATGTATAAATGGAGAATACTTTAAAATTCTCATTGATACAAATTTCCAAATAGGATCATCTAATTTTTTATCAAAGTTTTTTCTATATCCAAAGATAGAATCAAGAATGACCATTGTCTCTAATGATATATTTCCTTGCAAAAATACTTTTAATATTTTTGGATGACTTCCATTTTTGATTGTGAATAAGTCTTCAATTGAATTTTCACTAAAAAGTTTCTCAATTTCTTCTTTAAACACATAAGAAAGAGATTGAGTTCTTTTCTTCCAAAGAGAAAATCTTTTTTCTCCTTCATTAATTATTTCTCCGATCCATAAAGATTCTGGATCGTTACATAATACAAAATTGGCAACAAAAAAACTGACGATTTCTTCATCAGTCTTCTGTCTACTCATTTTTTCAAACCACATTCTATCTTTACGTTTATAGAATGCTTGCAAAGATGCCTTTACTTTGCCATTATACCTCAAATAATCATATTTTGGTTTTGTAAAATGATTCTTGAGGGCAAGGTAAGTCTTATAGCAATTCAGGGGATCCAATTTCAAAATACTAAACGTGCCTTAGATGTTTTTTTCAAAAAGTTGAGTTCCATTGCTTGATATTTAATTTTTTCTTTCAAAGGTTTTGAAAGAAGTTTTGGAACTGATTCCAATTCAATACCATTTCTTTCGCAAAAGATGATAATGGCATCAATATAATTTACATCATCGTTTTCTTGGACAATTTTTTCAATTTCCTGAGCAAACTTAGATGGACAAACAAATTTTTCGCCCAGAATCTTATTGAACTCTTTTTCTATGTTATTATTCATTATTTCCAGTATTGTGGGCATAAAAATCTTATAATAATGAAATTAATAATACCAAATAATTTAAAAAATGTCAAGAAATATTTGCAAGTTTGTCGTTTAGAAACTTTTTAATATACTTGACAAGAATTTTTAGATATTTTGATTTGTCATATTCTTCATATACAACACACTCTCCATTCTCGCAAGCCATAATAATCACGAACTTTTTAACAGATATTCCTGTTAATTCGTGTAGCATACAAGCATAAGCACAGCATTGAACAAAATATCCTTCAATCCACTCTCTTGGTTTTGGTTTTGCAGAAGTCTTGAAGTCAACAATTGCCAATTCTCCGTCAAATTCAGCAATACAGTCTACCGTTCCAGCAATTCCTAAAAATTCACTGTAAAGAGACCCTTCAAGCGCACGAATATTATTTATTCTGTTTAAAGTTGGTTTGGCAATCTTAAACAGAATCTCGGAAATAGGTTGAACATCGGATAAATTCCGATTATATAGGTGATCCTCAACAAGAAGGTGAAAATCGGTTCCACGACTTGTTGCTCTTTTTGTAATCTTATCTGCTTCTTCCTCACCAACTCTCTTTCTCCATTTTTGGAAGAAATCTTTTTTATAGTGACTGATTACAGAAGTGATAGAAACAAGTCGTAGAACTTCTTCTTTTGTAGGAACTTTATAATAACGAACACCATCAATTAATTCCCTAGTAAGTGTGGGAAATTCAGTTTCAATGTGATTAAAAATCATTAATTAATTCCTAGTTCAAGTTTTGCCAAAATGTATTCTTTACAAATACCAGAACGAACAATGTCTTCTGGTCCAAATTCAATAAGATCGAAAGATGGCATAATTCTCAAGACCTTCATAAAATCAATAATACCATTCTTTTCGTTTGTCTTAACCAAATCTGATTGAGTTGCATCTCCACAGAACATAATCTTAGAATCTTGCCCAACTCGGGTGATAATAGAATCTAATTCGTGGAAATTAAGGCTTTGGAATTCATCAACAATGATAATAGCATTATCTAAAGTTGTTCCTCTAATAAAAGAGGTTGACCAGAAACTGATAGTTCCTTGTGCTTTCAAAGATGCGTATAGCATTTCAAATGAAGGATCATCAGGCATCTCAAACATAAATTTTACCATATTCTTATATGGTATTTGGTATAGGGATGATTTATCTTCATGATCTCCTGGAAGAAATCCAATCTCTCTAGTGGCAACAAGAGATCTTACAATATAGATTTTATCATATGGAGACCTTTCATTTAATACCTCACATAACGCATTATAAAGAGTAATGAAAGTCTTTCCAGTACCAGCACATCCGTATGATACCAGATTTTGTCCTGATTTGAAAGAGTCAAATAATTTTGTTTGATTCTCTGTTAGAGGTTCAATATCCAACAATTTATCAGAATTAATTTGATTCTTTCTTTTTCTCAACAACCTAGCATTTGGGATTTCTGACCCCATTGGCTGGATGTCTCCACTGCTCTTTCTTTTCCTTGCCATGTGTTAATTAGATACGTGATTTACTTCCGCCAGCTTTTGATGCTTTCTTAAGAACTTCGCCCCATCCAGGGTTTTTGTTGATGTGCTTGTCTCGCCATTCACCAACTTCCCCAGAACCAGGACAAGTAGATGGATCAGACCAATCTCTGTCCCAGTCTGGGTTATCTGTTTTCCATTGATCCCACTCGTGAACGCTTAAAACCACCTCTTTTTGTTCACCAGTATTTTTGTTAATTACAGGATAAGTTGCCAAATTTCACCTCAATAGCATAGTTTATTTAGACCCATTCAAGTGCTTCTGAAACAGTTGGGAACTGCTCCATAAAGATCTTCTTACAAGCATCGGCAATATCCATATGCTCCTTCTGAGTTCCATTGGCCGACCTAAGTGT